AGTAGTTGGGTGACCCTTTTTAAATTAAAAAAGATGGCAAGACCAATTAAAAACAATCTAGATTATTTCTCCCACGATAAGGATATGAGAAATGATTTAAAGATTAAGGCATTAAGGAGAAAGTTTTCTCATAAAGGATATTCAATATATGTTATGATGTTGGAACATCTATCTAATTGTGAATATCTACAATACGAATGGAATGAATTATCTATTGAGTTATTAACTTCAGATTTTGATATTGACAACGATGAGTTAATGGAAATTATTGATTATTCAATTAAATTAAAACTATTTGACATTGAAGTTGGATACATTTTTTGTCCAAGTATGTTGACCAGAAATCAACACATACTAAGTGAAAGAAAATGTTTTGACCTGAATAACTCCCCGATAACTAAGTTAAACCGAGATTTATTGAGTAAATCTCCGATTAACTCTGGTGAAACTCAGTTACTCGGTAGTAAAACGGAGATTAGTACACATAGTATAGTAAAGGAAAGTAAAGAAAAGAATAGTACAGTAAAGAAGAGTAAAGAAGAGTATAGTAAAGTAGAGGAAATTAAAGTAGAAGATATTGAAAGTAAAAATCTTGATAGGTTATTAAGAATAATGAAAGATGTAATTGCTGATAATCTTATGAGTAAAGAATCAATTAAAAATTTGAACTTATCTACCACTAGAGAAATGATTGGTGAAATACTATTAGATTATTCTGCTTGGGAAAGGGATTTAATTAATTTAGGTTCTGAATCTTTTTTAAGAAAGCTTCCAAGTAAAACTGCCACTGAACCTGATTATATTCTTTATTCCTTAATTAAGGCGCACGAAATATTATAAAATATTTGATAATATCAATTTAATTTCTTATATTTTAATATACAAGTTTTCCAATATATAGATTAATCCTGCTAGTGTGTTCCATAACTTAGCAGGATTTTTCACTTTAATAGACTATTTATTAATGACGAAATGTACTAAATGCCATATCGATAAGCCACCAATAAAGTTTTATACTTATTGGCACTCAACCCAACAAAAGAATAGAACTAGGAAAATTTGTTTGGATTGTACTAATGAGCAGAAGAAAGAATATAGACTCAATAAAAAGATGCTAGCACAGTTAACAATCAATCCTGATTTTATCTATAAAGACAATCCCAACTATAAGAAATGTAGTAAATGTAGTACTTGGAAAACATTAGAGGAATATTACCAATATAAGAATAAAGCTTTCACCAAATGTATGGAATGTGAAAGAGAACAAAGTAGGAAGGAAGCTAGAGAAAGACTAGAAGAGAATGGAGGTTCTTTCAGAGTAAAAGTTAATCCCAATGAATATGTAGATGAGTATCAACGCAAGAATGTATTTGAACTTATGACTTTACTTGGATACTTATTTAATGAGGAAAATGGTGTTTGGTATAAGGAGCCTTGGAAAACAAAGGATGGTAAATTTCCACTATTAAAACCTCCAACAAGGAAACTAATTAAAACTAATATACCAAAGGAAGTTAAGGATAAGATTATTGAATATAGATTAAAGAACTACACGATAGGTAAGATATCGGCAGTATTAAATGTAAGTGAAACAAGCGTATGGAAGATTTGTCAAAACATATCAAAGTAGGTGAAATATTAATACCAATTGATTACTGGTCAATGAATGAAGATGATAGAACAGAACTATGTCTAACACTAATGGATGGTATGTTAACAATATTGGATAAAACCCTAAACCCAGAATTTGATAGATTAGCAGTACTAAATATGTTATTAGAATCATCAATCTTATCAAATCAGGAAAATGAGGAATACGAAGTATGTGAAGTTATGTCCTCAATTAGAAAACTTATAAATGATTAAAGAAGTTGAGGTCTATATAACGAACAACTATTACCAACTCCTAAGGATAGCTAAGACTATCACAAAGAACCATAACTTGTCGCAGGACCTATTACACGAAGTAATAATCCAATTGTATGATAAGGATGAAATTAAACTAAGGAAGTATGAAGATAATCAAATCAAGTACTACATAGTTTCCATAATGAGAATCAATTGGTATTCCAAAACATCACCATTCTATTACAAAGTAAAAAGAGAATCATCCAAGTATCAAGAACTAACTGATTTACATAATACATCTGAAGACCAGGATGACTTTGAAAAACAAATTATTTTCGATATATTAGAAACAGAGTGGTGTGAGTTAGATTGGTTCCATAAATCACTATTCGAATGGTATATGACGTTAGGATCACTCAAGAAAGTATCTTTGAAGACTAACATACCACTAGCGTCGGTAGGTAAGTATATTAAAGAGGCAAAGAAAGAAATGAAGACAAACGTATTAAATAAATTAAACGAACAGTAATATGGCAAAAGGATGTAAAACCTGTAAGAAGAAACCAGAATTATCTGAATTACCAGAAGTTATTGAACTAGATGAACCATTATTGATATTTGATAGTGAGGACATTGTTAAAGCGTATTACGCAATTACTGAGAAAGATGGTATAAGAGATGAAATTAAACCATTAATCACAGGAGTATACAGACAAGTCTTCAACGAAGAATTTGTATATGAAAGATGTATTAGTTGTAAGAACAATCAATTAAATAAATTTCGTAACTACATAAGGTTTTATTTAAAAATTAATATATAATGGAAGAAAAGAAAGCAAAGGGTGGAAGAAAATCAAACACTACCACCTATGAAGAAAGAATACCCGAAGCGTTTGAAATGATATTGTATGAAAAACTTAACTCGGTTGAATTCAGAGAACAAGGGGCAAAGAGATGGGGAATCACTGAACGTGCTGCTGAATCTGTTTGGTCGGACGTTAAAAATAGACTTAAAGCTCGTTTTGAAGAAAAGACGGAAGAAATCATTGCCGAACAACTATCGAGGTATTTTGACTTATTACAAAGAGCGAGGGAGAGCAACAATAAAAGAGTAGAAAGAGAAACGTTAGCCGATATTAATAAACTATATGGACTTGAACAAAGAAAGATAGATATAACATCAGGAGGAGAACCTATATCAATTAATATTAATTTAACAGATTAATTTTTTTTGTAATGTATCACCCTAAAAACTTCGGAAAACAGTTACCCCATTAAACGAATAGACAAATGAATATAGAATTTATCATACCAACTTACAACAGACCAGAACATTTGGTGACCATACTTGGTTCACTAATGGCTCAGACATCAGACAGATGGAGAGCTCACGTTATTGTTGATGGTTCACCTGAAGAAACTATTACAAGACTAAAACAAATTGAATTGTTCTTCAACGATGAAAGAATCCAATGGACTTATTTAGATAAGAGACATAATGATTGGGGACACACACCAAGACAGATTGGTGTTGATAGGTCAATAGAACAATGGGTGGTAATGACAGGGGAAGATAATTACTACACACCAATCTTTGTAGAAGAAGTATTAAAAGATTTAACACCCAAGGTACATTTCATATTTACGAATATGGTACACAATTGGACTAACAAGAATTACATACCAATTAGTTGTGAATTAAGATTGGGAGCAATTGATATGGGATGTTATGTAACCAAGACAAAGAACGCAAAACAAATAAGATTAAAAACAGATAAGGAATGGGCTGATTGGTATTTCGTTGAGGATTACTTAAGACAATTCCCTGAAGGTAAAATTATGAAAATAGATAAGGTATTATATGTCCACAATTAAAGTAGCCATATGTGTTATAGCAAAATTTGAAGACCACTACTTAGAAGAGTGGTTAGATTATAATCATAAGTTAGGATTTGATCATATTTTTTTATTTCAAAACGATTGGAGGACAGATGTGGAAAGACCATTCTTAACCAAAGGAATATGTGATGGTCCAACAATTCAGGTACCATTATATAATCACTTCTTAATGGACAACACTGAATACGATTGGATTGCGTTCATCGATTGTGATGAGTATATTGTATTAAAAAAACATAACAACATTAAAGAACTAATAGAAGAATATAAAGATAGAACAGATGTGATTGGATTGAATTGGTTTATGTTTGGAAACTTAGGTATTGAAAAGAGAGAAGGTAATTCATTAATCAAGATGTTTACAAAAAGAAGTTCACAAATAGACCAACATATTAAAGTAATTGTAAATAAGAATGTCGGTCCAATTATGTTGTTCCCACATTGCACATACAAAGAATCAATGGATACTAATGGGAATAAATTCCTTGGAGCATTCAATCCTAGTGGACCAACAGATGTTGCATATATAAACCACTATTATAGTAAAACAAGAGAAGATTGGATATTGAAATGTGAAAGAGGAAGAGCAGATTCTAACACCAAACGCAACACACAAGAATGGGACCTTCAGGTAAATATAAATAACGAGGTTGAAGATTTATCAGCTTATAACTTTATATATGAAAAAAATTAAAACAAAAAAATATGGAAATTAAAAACCAAATAATAAGTGAAGACCCACACGACCACTGGTTTATGTTACCAGTAAAGGAAAAGGTTGTATTAGACTTAGGTTCCGGAATATGGGACCACTCATTACCAACACCCGTATACTTCTTACAAGAAGGAGCATCAAGAGTTATCGGAGTAGATGGTTCACAACAATCTTACGAATGGTTTCAACAGAATATACAAGATGATAGATTTATCCAACATATGGATATGATGGACAGTAAAGGTAAGTATGAGTTGTTCTTAGGTCATTACAGACCCGATGTAATCAAATGTGATGTGGAAGGTGGGGAACTACATTTGTCGTCCTTAAATCCATCCCTATTCATATCTGTGATGGATATAGCAATAGAGTATCACGACCCAACAACAAAGTTCGTATCAGAACAAACTTTAAAGAATAATGGTTTCACATTGGAGTACTATGAATTCCCAGGGATAGACCCAAAGAAACAAGGAGTAGTATATGGAACTAAAGTAAAAGAACAAACGGATTTTTTTAATAACCTAGACGAATATCATACAAAGTAATATGGCATCAGAAGCAAGAAGACAAAGAAGAATGACTGAGAAACAAACAAAGAAATTATTCGAAAGAATTAAACAAGAGGAACTCAACAGAATTAAAAGAACACCTAAACATATCTTAGAAAAAGAGATAGAGGAATTTAAGAAACAACAAGAACTGAATGAACGTAACAATCTCACCAACTAAGAGACAGAGTGAAGCCTGGAAGTACCTAACTGATAATACTACTAACGTGGTGTTATTCGGTGGTAGTGCAGGTGGTGGTAAGTCTTGGTTGGGATGTTTATGGATTACAACTCTTTGTTTACAATACACAGGTATTAGATGTTTGATTGGTCGTTCAGTATTGACACAACTAAAACTAACAACACTTAATACCTTATTTGATTTGTTATCAATGATGGGATTAAAGAGTGGTCAACATTATAACTTCAACGGTCAAAGTAATGTCTTGACATTCTATAACAAATCAGAGATTATATTTAAGGACTTAGCATACAACCCATCAGATCAGAACTATGATTCTTTAGGTTCGTTGGAGATATCAGCAGCCTTCATTGATGAAGCTGCACAGATAACATCACTAGCATTCAGTATAGTTAAATCCCGTATACGTTATAAATTAAATGAATATAATCTAACACCAAAGGTCTTAATGACCTGTAACCCATCAAACAATTGGATTAAGAAGGACTTCTATCTACCATTCATACAGGAAAGATTGGAACCGAACAAAGTATTCATCCCAAGTTTACCAATGGACAACCCATTTCTACCACCATCATACATAGAAATGTTAAAAGAGTTACCACCTCAACAAAGAAGAAGATTATTGGAAGGGGATTGGGATTATTTAGAAGAGAGTGATAGTTTATTTAATTTTGAATATATATCAAATTCAGTATTTAAATTAGAACCAAATCCAAAAGATAAGAAGATATTAACATTGGACGTAGCAAGGTTTGGTGATGACAGGTCAGTGGCGTTTGTTTGGATAGGTCTAGTGGTTGTATCTTGTCACGTGTATAAGAAACTATCAACCACAGAATTATATACCGAAATTCAGGACATAATGAGATCACACGGAATACACCCACAGAATGTTATTGTGGATAGTGATGGTGTTGGTGGAGGTATCAGTGATTTACTTAGAGCTACAAACTTTGTGAATAACTCATCACCATTATACGGACAGAACTTTACCAATCTTAAATCCCAATGTTACGTGAAACTAGCGGATATGTTTAAGGAAGGTAATATAAGTTTGAACATATTAGAACCATCAATAGTAGATGATTTAACACAGGAACTATTGTCGGTGAAATTAAAAGATATGGATAAAGATAATAAGGTTGCAGTACAATCAAAAGATGAAATGAAAAGAATACTTGGGAAGTCTCCCGATTTATCAGATAGTCTAATGATGAGAATGTTACCAGAAATAAAAACACAAAGGACCACAGGTCGTTATGCGTTAGCAACATTTTAATATGAAAGAAGTTAAATTTGAATTAGAAGAAGTTGAATATGTATTACCTCAATTTATTAATATTGAGAACTATGTAAAGATATTCAAGATTAAAGAAGTATTCTCAGATGAGTACTTTGCAGCAAAACTATTAAACATTCTAACAGGAGCACCAGTGGAAAAACTACTTGAGGCACCATACAATGAAATAGATTTCTTGGCTAACTATGCAATGTCAATGTTTCCACAAGAGGTTCCAAAGTTTGAGGATAAGTTTGAGTTGGGTGGTGTTCGTTATGGATTCATTCCAAGTTGGAAGAAGTTATCCTTTGCTGAGTACGCTGACTTAGATACTTTAATGACAAAGAAAGGTGATGAGATATTAGATTATGTCCACATCATAATGGCTATTATGTATAGACCAATTGTAGATGAGATAAGTGAATTCAACTTTAAGATTGAGAAATACAATCAAGATAGTTTAGAGGAACGAGCGGAACTATTTAAGAAGAAACTAAATGTTAAGTACTTCATAGGGGCTCAGTTTTTTTTTATCAAGTTCGCAAAGAAGTACTCAGATCTTACCCTTCAGTCTTTGAATACTCCGATGACCCTGAAATCCAAAATAAAATTCTTATGGAAGAACAGGACAATGATAAGAACCCTTCTTTTGAGAAAAGATTCGGATGGTTTGCTATCATCAACAGAGTTACTCTTGATGACATATCAAAACACGAAGAAACCTTCGGGAAGTCGTTGGTTGAGATTCTTAATCAACTTACCTACCTTATTCAAAAGGACCAAGAAATAGAAAGACATAGAAAGAAAGCAATGGGTCAAATTTCATAATACAAAATAAAAGAATTTATATTTTATAATATATGGTTAATTTCAAACAAATAGTTCAGGATTTATCGGGGATAGCTTACTATCACCCACAGATAAACTCGTTTGGATTTGGGGACATTACTCAAATAACAATGGATGTTGAGTCAAAGATGGAACCTAACTACACGAAGATGTATGTAATCCCTGGAGCTGTTAACCTAAACCAGAATGTATTACAATATACATTTTCCATTATTATATTAGACCAAATCAATGATGACTTATCCAATCAACGTGACGTAATGTCGGATACATTGGAGATAGCCAAGGATGTATTCACAATCCTATACCAATCATATACAGCAGAGTTCGGTGGTTTTACATTGGACTATGACCCATTATGGGGACCAAGCGTTACACCATTCTTAGAGAAATACGAAACAGTATTAGGTGGATGGACACTTAACATAACAATAGAACAACCATTTGATTATAATGAATGTGTTCTTCCATTTGAAGGATTAGTATTACCTACATCTACCAATCTAGTAAACTATAAACAAGTTATAGAAGATTTGGAGGAAATGGCTATACACCACTTACAAATCAATTCATTTGGGTTTGGTAACGTTGAACAATTAACAAATGATATCATTACCAATGAGGCACCTTTGTATCCTCGTATGTATGTTATCCCAAATGACACCGTACTTGACCAAAATCAATTAACATATAATTTCCAAATCATAGTTGCAGACATATTGGAACAAGATTATTCTAACCAAAGAGATGTACTAAATGATACTTTAGAGATAATTAAAGATATATTCACTCGACTATACTTGAGTGATTATGAATCAGAGTGGGGTGCTAGTGTTGAACCATTCCTTGAAAGATATGAAGATGTACTTGCAGGATGGACGATGACTCTTCAAATAACACAACCATTTGATTATAACAGATGTGACCTTCCTGAAAGACCATTCGTAAATAAGAAATGGTATGAACTGGCTGAATTATGGAAAGACGTTAATAAAGATTGGAAAAACGTATAAAATAAAAATATTTAAGATAAATTATGGGACAATTAACAAATCTATATGTATCGGAATCCTATCAGGGATTACTAAAATTAACAGATTCAACAACAGGATTAACACCTACCCTTCAATCAGTTCAAGACGGTTTGGGTGGGAATAGTCCGTTACAAATAAGTCAGACTCAGATAAACATCTCAGGTTCATTAACTGTGAATGGAATACCTGTTACAACTGTGAACACAGGTTCTTTTGTAACCACATCATCATTCAACTCATACACATCAAGTAATGATAGTAGAGTTTCTAGTTTAGAAATCAATTCAGGTTCTCAACAATTAGAAATAAATCAGAAGTTAAACACTAGTTCCTTCAACTCATACACATCAAGTAATGATAGTAAAGTTAATTCACTTATCGCTAGCACTGGTTCTTATGCTACTACTTCATCGCTTACTTCGCTATCGCAAAGTATAGCAATAACTGACTTAGCTCAGAACAATAGACTAACTTCAATTGAGGGTATTACTGGTTCATTAGCAACCACATCGTCTCTTACAAGTTTATCATCAAGTATAGCTGTAACTGACTTAGCTCAGAACAATAGATTATCTTCATTGGAAACCAATTCAGGTTCTCAACAATTAGAAATAAATCAGAAGTTAAACACTAGCTCCTTCAATTCTTATACAAGTAGTAATGATGGTAAGGTCAACTCATTGATTAATGCAACAGGTAGTTACGCAACAACAGGTTCAAATGTATTTCAAGGTTCACAAACAATATCAGGAAGTTTAATTGTTACAGGTTCAATCACAGCATTGTCTGCATCAATTACTTACCTACAAACAGTATATCAAACATCATCAATTATATTCTCAAGTGGTTCAAACATATTGGGAGATGAAGCGGGTGATACGCAGACATTAAATGGTTTGGTTAATATACCATTGGGTAATTTAAATGTTACAGGTGCAACAACATCATCATTAGGTTTCTTTGGTAACTTACAAGGAACAGCATCATTTGCAACTAATGCATTAAGTGCATCACATTCTGTAAACTCAAATAGTTCTATATCATCAAGTTTTGCACAGACAGCTATTAGTTCAAGTCAAGCAGCTAATGCGGTAAGTGCATCACAAGCACAGAATGCCGTAAGTGCATCACAATCAACTAACACAATTTCATCGTCATTTGCACAAACATCAATTAGTTCAAGTCAATCAGCAAATGCGATAAGTTCATCATATGCAACCAACGCATTATCCGCATCATATGCACCAACAGTATTACCAGCAGGATTGGTATCAGGTTCATCTCAAATATCTTATACAGGTATTACAAATGTACCATCAGGAATAGTTTCAGGTTCACAACAAATAACTGATTTAGGATTTGCAACAACATCTTCTGTTAATCAGAAATTAGATACAGGAAGTTTTAATTCATATACAGCATCAATGGATGCAAGAACTGGAAGTTATATTACAACAGGTTCTGCAGCAGGAATACAATCAATCACAGGTAGTTTAATCTTAAGTGGTTCAGCAGGTATTGAATTAGATATTAAAGGTGACCAAACAAATACAGGTTCTATTTCGGTTATAAGTGGAAGTTTATCAACCATTTCAAATAACACCACAGTTAATATAAATTTATATTTAACCAATTCATTAGGTGGTCAATCCAATATCATTAAAGGTTGGGGTGATCATCTATCCGCAGGTGGTGCAGGAGCAGTACAAGCAAACTACACAGGTTCATTAAGAATTACTGGTAGTAACAACATCGTATCTATGCCACAAATTAGAGCAACAAATTTTAGTTTAGGTACGGACCAACAAGGATATATTTCGGGTTCAGATAATATTATAGCATCAAATGCGGCAGGTATATATCTAAACACTGGTTCCTTATTATTTCCAAAAACACAAAATAACTTTATTGGTAACGCTTCATATATTGGTATGAACTTTACAACATCTTCATTAGGATCACCAATATTTACAAACAATATAATTCTTGGTGGAAATATAGCAGTTAATAGTAACAGTGGTTCAATATCAAGTATATCAACAAACGCTGTATTAGGTGGTACTATAACATCAACTCAGAATTTTGTAACAAATACAAGACCAACAATAACTGGAAATAACGTTATTGGTACAATTACATTAAACCATATTAGTAGTTCAATTAACTATCAAAATAACTATAACAACTCACCTGTTACAATTAATAACCATTTAAGTAGTTCAAACATTACTAACAACTCATTAACATTTACAAACAATACAATTCTTGGTGGTTCAAGTGCAACAGGATTGAGTGTTTGGGTATCTGGTTCACAAAATAGTAATGCAACAAGAACAATATCTGATAACTTAATTGGTGGTAAAAATATTATTATATCGTCATCATTTGTAAGTTCATCAACATCAAATTTGGTTTCATCTTTAATATATGGTCAGAATTTAATTGTAAGTGGTAACCACGCATCTACAGTAGGTGGTTCAACATTTTTAGGTAGATACAACGATGCAACATCATTACATCTTGCACAAGACGTTGTCTTTGCTGTGGGTACAGGTACAGGAACATCAACAAGAAGAACAGGTTTATATGTAACATCAGGTTCGTTGGTTGGTGTGTCAGGTTCATTATTTGTTAGTGGAGCATCAACATTTAATGGTAATACTCATATGGGAGGTAATAGTGATTTCCCATTAACAGTTAGTGGAACTATAGACTCAAAAAGATTACATTTTACATCTAATCCATTTAATAGTAATCCTTCATCTAATTTAGGTGCAATAAGATTTGAAGGTACTAACCAAACATTCTATGCAACAAACTATGATTTAGCAGAGATAACAACCCAATCAATGGTATTTCAAACAGTTGTTACAGGTAGTGGTTTAGTTCAAACGGGATTACGTTCAAACAATGGAGGTTCTGATTACAATTTAATTTTAACTAACCAATCAGGAACAGGTTCATTAATTACCACCGCTAACACAATTGTATCTGGTTCATTATCAGTAACAAATGATGTTAGGTTCGCATCAGGTTCAAACAAAACTATAGGAACAGCGGTACTTGATGGTGGAAACCCTTGTAGTGTAGTTGTATCAAATAGTTTGGTTACATCAAATAGTATTATAATGTTAACCAAACAAACTTTAACTAATCAAGCATCTGTTTCAATTACATCAAAAGGTTCAGGTACTTTTACAATAGGTTCCTCACATAACGGAGACACAGATACGGTAGGATTTTTAATTATAAACCCATCATAAAATGGACTTAAATTCGTTAGCACCTATTATTGAAAAAATCTTAAAAGATTCTCTTACAGAAAAGAGATACCCATTTGGTATGGGGAAATATAGAGGTATTGGTAATAAGGTTGCTACTGGTAATTTAGTTAATAGTGTTAAGGTAGTTGTAAAGAAAGAAAATAATTTTAGTGTACTACAAGTAATTGCGTTAGATTATATTAAATGGGTACAGTCAGGAAGATTACCAGGAAAGAGAGGAATACCAGTTGATTCTATTGAAAAATGGATTAAGGCGAGAGGGTTACAAGGTAGAGACAAAAAAGGAAAATATATAAAAAGAAGAAGTTTTGCGTTTGCAATACAAAATAATATAAAAAAGTTTGGAATAAAGCCGTCAAATGTATTAGATGTAGCTTTGGATAAAGTAGCAACTGACCAAAGAGTAATTGAAATAATAGGTAATGAGGCTTTTGAAGAACTAGTAAATTTAATAGAAGGAATATGAGTTTCGGATACCCAGAATTATACGCAAACGGTGTAAATAACAATACCCAATTAAGAAGATCCACTGATATGATATATCAACGTGGAGCAACTTATGATGTTGTCTTGACAGGTGATACATATCAACCATCAATGGTATTACAAGTAGAGATGTTTCAAAATACTAATACAACAATATTTGGTAATATGTCAGTTGTTCCATATCAGATTACACAATCAGGAGCAACATACACATATAGATTTGGTATTAGACCATATGAATACCTATCAAATTATATTCAAACAGAACATTACCAATACTATTGGTTAAATGATTGGTATGAAACAGATGAAACAATTAATAAGAATAATCCATACCCAAATATACTTAGAGCAAACTTTAAATATGGTTGGTTATATATGAATGGTAATGTACCTGAATATGAGAGTAGTGGTATATTAACAAACAACATATATCATTATACAGACATTCCATTCTGTGCAACTAGTACAGGATTTACAGCATCAGGATTTACCAACACAGGTGTAGATTTTGACTATGTTGGAGGTGTATGGCAAATGAGTGATAAGTTCTACTTACCAAACTTTGACCAGGAATTAGGAACTGTAGTAGGTACAGGAATCACCATTAACACAATTGATGTTAATAGAAGATTGTCACCAATGTCACAGTTCTTAATGGATTATCCAAACGTTCCTGAGTATAGTGAGACTTCAAGATTTTTAACAGAATCTCCACGTATTCTGACTATACAAGAACAAGAAAATTACGTATTATATTACTTAGCAGGAATAACAGGAGACTACCAACAAATTGAAGCAGACTTTGCGGTATTTGAGTTCTATGATGAAAATAACAATCAGATAGATTACTTTGAACAAATATTAACAAACTTCCCTAAAACAAACTTAGGAGTTTATGCGGTTCCTTGTGGACCTAAAGATATTGAGAATATATACGCATCAATTGATTGGGATTCTGTGGCTTATTATAGAGTACAACTATTCTATTCTTGGCCATCAGAACCAAACAAAACAACATTAGGTCCAATAGGTCCTGTGTCTGAAGCGTTCTATTTTTATGTTGATTATAACTGTGGTCCTGAGAATACTAGATTGGCGTTCTTGAATAGTAGAGGTGGTTATGATTATTTCACATTCACATCTTACAGACAAGACACAAAGAAGATAACAAGACAAACATTTGATAACCGATACTATGCAACAAGTTTAGCATCACCCGATAGAAATATGGGTAGAACACTTAAGACGTTTGATAGTGATGTAGATCAAGAAATTGTATTGGAATCAGATTACCTATCAATAGGATATGGTAAATGGTTACAAGAACTATTCTTATCTCCACAGGTTTATATAATGAAAGAAGATTATATATCACCACTTGACAGACAAGACAAGGTTTATAAAGATTTAACCCCTGTTCAAGTATTATCAACTGAGGTTGAAACGATAACTAAAAAACACAGAAAACTAAACAAATATAGAATTACCCTGAAAACAGCGGATACATTCTTTACAAATAAAGGATTCTAATATGTCTCAACAACAACAGACGGTACTTAAGGTACAGACTAATAAACCAAACTTTCAGATTGATTTACCTCAAGGTGATATTACTTTGAATCCTTTAAATACGGTAGGATTGACTGGTTCAGGTACAACACTTAATCCATATATAGCAACTTCAACAGCAAATGTTGATAATGCATATTTTGATATTAATAATGCGGATGGAGAGGTTTATTATGTTATTAGTGGACAAACATATACTGGTGGTACTTGGGATCCATCAACAATTTATTTAATACGTAACGGTGTTCAATATCTTTCTAGAGAAACAACACAAGAAAATAATACAATATTTGATAGTATTGATGTTAGACAAGGTGATATAATTCGTATACTATTTTTACATTCTGGTAGTTATATGACTAACTTACCTTATTTATATTTTGTTCCAAATGAATCAACAACCACAGCTTATGAAGATTTGGTATTAGATTTATATGGTGACATTCCAATTAAGATTAATAGGTCATTTGCGGAGTTACAAGATATAGCAAAGAAGAACTCAGATTATTCAATAGGATTAACATTGCCAGGTTCAAAAAGAAACAATCAGTTCTTTGAGAGTTTCTTTAATGTTGACGTAGATACATTATATTTTAATCCATTATTAAGAACACCCGCAAAGGTATTAATTGATGATGAGGTTTATTTCACAGGTTATTTGAAGTTAAATAAGATATCAGTTCTAAATTCAAAAGTAGAATATGATGTTACATTATTCTCAAGTATATCTGATTTATTTGGTAAGATTGGTAATAACCTATTAAAAGATTTACCATATGGTGACCCAACAAGAAATTTCAATCACAACTTTGGTGTGCCAGCAATTGGTTTAAGTTGGAATCAAGTAGGTTTTAATTATAGTGGTGAAACGAATCCTTATATATATCCAATTGTTCATAATGGTTACAATTACACAGGAGATACAGTTAACTTAAGTGGTACTACCGTTGCCGACCAAACAAGACTATATACAACCTCATCACCAATTAGTGGTTTTACAAGTGAAGCGGCAATGTATGCTGCGGGAGTTAAACCATATAGACTAAATACAAGAAATACAGGATTATTAAGTAATCAATTAAAACCTGCATTAAATCTATCTACAATTATGCAATTGATGTTTGAGACATATGGATATACCATCAAGTCTGACTTTATGAACACACCGTGGATGCAAGGTTTATTTATGTATGGTTACTTTAATAGTGATACAACAAAATTTTCATATACAACAGACATTAGTTCATATTCAAATAATACTCAATCATTTAGGTTAACTGAAGTATCAGGATCAACTTATAATGCTGCTTGTGCTCAAAATGATTATTATAACACATACACTTTTACAATTGTAAATTCACAAACAGGTCTTCCTGAAGTTGCAACACAACCATATACAATTGGATGGAACTTGGTATATACTCCTTGTGATTATCCAACAAACCCAATTGAATATCGTACTGAATATACTAATATTTTAGCAGGTAGTTCAAGTGCAACATTTACTTGGTATTATTTAAAATACGTTCCTTGTCCATCATCTTGTGCATATGAATTATTACAACAGAATGGTCAGAATCTTTCTAATTCAAATCTATTCCAATTTAATACAAGTAACGCACCACAAACTGTGTTTATAAATGATGGTGACTATGTTGATTTTAATTTAATCATTAACAATACAATCAAACAGATTGATATCCTTGCATCTATTGCAAAGAAGTTTAATCTATTGTTTGTTCCTGACCCCGATGTTCCAAATCAAATTATTGTAGAACCATACCAATATTATGTTGGTACAGGTTCAATATACGATTGGACAGACAAATTATCATATGATAAAGGATGGTCAGTTCAACCAGCACTAAACTTCGTTGAGAGTGAATTAATCTTAACAGATTTAGAAGATGGTGATGATGGTAACAAACAGTTCAAAGATAAGAATAGTAAAATATATGGACAAAACTATGTATTCAATCAAACAGATTTTAAATCTCAAACAAAGAAGATTGAAACTATATTCTCACCACAAATTACAAGAAAGTGGGACAACAACGTTGCAATACCATTAGGTATCAACTACGTTAGTGCTAACTCACCTGACACAAGTGGTGACAGTGAAAAGGTTAGATGGACATATAAAGGTATTAAGACCAAACCAAAGATTTTTTATTACTTAGGTAATAAGAGTGTATTCCTAAATACATTAGGTGAAGTTTATAATAATGTCAATGTATTTGCAACAAATCAGATATATGTACAACAATCTAATGGAACTGGATTTTTCTCAGCTTTTGATGCTCCAGTAATTTCAAATACAATGCCGTTGGGTAACCCTGACAGTAATAAGATAAACAATGATAGTATCTGTATTCTATTCAATAGTGAATTACCAACCGATGTTGGTGTTGAAACATTTGATGCCGTAAACGCATATACCGATAAGGATATGTACAATTTATTCTATGAGAATAGAATTAATAATCTATATAATCCAAATACTCGTTTCTTAGAAGGATATTTTTGGTTGAAGTTAAATGATATCAAGAATCTTGAAGCCAATGATATTATTAAGATTAATGAACAATATTTCACTTGGAATAAAATTAGTGAATATAATTTAACAGATAGAGAATTAACTAAGGTAGAATTAGTTCAAATTGATAATAACCCTAGTATATATCCAACTAGATATTTCCAATATAACTATTGTGCATTAACGGGAACAACATATAATATTAAAACAGATTTCACAAATCCACAAATGAATCTTACTCACTTCTTTGTTAGTAACTGGTATGATTATTATGTTGGATTATTAGGTGGTTCAGTATCAGGTTTTACTAGTTCATTTAAAATACCTGATCTTAATCCAAAAATGTTACCATTTACAATACGTGAAGTAACTGAAAATACATATAATAGTACAGGTTACACTTATACAAGTGATCCCAATATTGATTGGGATGAAACAGGAGTATCAGGTATAGATTATTCACTTAGTTCATATTGGGTTAACTCAGGAAGTACTAAACAAGGTATCAATCTTTGGGCTAATTGTGCTGATTTTACAAGTACAGCCTCAGCTAATAATATTATCGTTGCAACACCTTCAGGTGGAACACCAACCTCAATCTATAATTCAAATGTAACAATCAATGTAACCGATACAGGATGGATTAAATACGATACCGATGAATACCCTGGTGGAACATATACTTTCTTTGGTTCTTTGGGTAATCAAGATATTCCTGGTTGTGTAGATTGTGATAGTATAAGATTCGCTTATCCATTTGCTGACTTAGGTTATTGGACCGTGGTTGACTGTGGTATTCCTTGTTAAAAAAATTTATATTTAAGTATATGGTAGGATCATTATTAATAACATTTGATGAAGTAGTAGAAGGAAGAGGTGGAGCATTCTTTTTTGTAAGCGTAAATGGTGAAGCAAGGAATACTCATTATACAGATACCAATAGATTATATACAACAGATTTATTCGTTGGTGATGTTTGTACAGTTACTATGTCAGGTCAAACACAATACGTAGAAAGTATTGGTATTATTCGTAGAGATTATACAACTGATGACCAAAGTGGTGACAAAGGAATTTTAGATAATAATATTACAAATCAAACAGGTGGTCCAGGATTATCTGTAACATTTACAGCTACAACTGTAGCAAATGCTTACAATTTTGAATATAGGATTGATATGAGTATGGGACCTACACCTACTCCAACCCCTACACCAATGCCAACTCCTGTTCCAGATGATGGTAAATTTTTAGTCGTATCAAACAAATATGACGTTGTTAGATTTTCTAATGACTTAGGTAATACGTGGACTAATTTCACAGGCGTAACAACTCCTGAGACATATGGCGCATTAATATCAGGAACGGGTAAATACCGTTCTCTAACGGACAGAATTCAACCAGGTGGAGGATTTGAACCAGGATACATTTGGACCTCCTCAAACTCAGGTAATACGTTCACAGCGTTAACTAATTCAGACCAAAGTAATTGGTGGGTTGATATGGATACATCACCAAATGGTTTATATCAAGCGGTGGTAGATGAAAGAGGAGCTTATTACTTATCAACAGATTATGGTTCAAGTTTTCAATTTATCAATTTATCAAATAAAGAATGGATTAAACCTGTAATTCCAGGAGATACATTATTTCCATCTTATGGATTAACTTCCGATAAGATATGGAAATTACTAGAACGTGCTGGTCCATTTATTTATATGTCAGGATTAACTGTGACAACTGCATTCACAGATATGGCAGTATCACAGAATAACCAATATATAATGGCTACACAAGAGAATTTCGGTGTATCCATTTCAACAAATTCAGGAAGTACATTTAACATTACCCATTTCTTTGGTAATGAAAAACTTAATCCAACTTGTGCAATGTCTTCCGATGGTAAGTATATGTATGTTGGATTTAATATGGGTTCTCCATTAATTTATGGTGGTCTATATTATTCAGAAGATTATGGTGTAACCTTTAATCAAATATTACGTCCATTAAGTGGAGGAGGAACGGTTGCATTTGGAAACGTACATAGTATATCTGTTTCTAGAGATGGTAAATATGTATATTTTATTACAGAAGATAATTCTGATAATTATTGGTTATATGGTTCATCAGATTATGGTGATTCATTTGTTCAATTACCATCCGCTAGTATTGTGGGAGATTATGGAACAGTTTACGATATTACATATGTTAGACAAAATAAAATGTATTATGGAATTCAACCAACTCCAGAACCTACACCAACTGCACCACCTACACCAACATATGGTCCAAATCTTTTAAATATAGAATGGAAGTATAGTTGGTCAGGAGCATCGGCTAATAATATATCGTTATCACAATATCAACATTATTATCAAGATTATGGTTTACCATCAATCTTTAATTCGTTGGTAGAAGGACCATATATATTAACAACATCATCAGGTTCATTAACAGGAACTACATTTACAAACAATCCTGATGTAATTAACTTTTTTTCATATGCTGCTGATAACTTAACAAGAACATTAACACAAACAGGTGTAACATATCAAACAACTTCAAGAATACGTAAAACATTTTATAATGGAACATTGGTTGATACAAATCCTGGGTATATAGGTAATTTACCAATTGGTTATAATTTTTTAGATGCTAGCTCTTCTTATACGGGAACAACAATCGTATCTGGAGATACTGTTAGGTTTGAATGGGCTGATGTTATGGGAATAGCGCCAACTCCAACACCTACTCCAACACCTTTACCAACTAGTACACCAACACCTACTCCTACAGCGACTGGTACGCCTACTCCTACACCAACACCTTTACCACCAACTAGTACTCCTACTCCTACACCAACTAGTACTCCTACGCCTACTCCAACATCAACACCAACACCGACACCAACTCTAGCTCCGGTGACATTAAACTTTAATGGTTTAAGTTCAACTGCTTGTGCTGGATTTGGATGTGCTTCAACATCAGGAACATTGGTACAATATTTTAGTTATCCAAGTTGGATAACAAAAACAGTTGGAACTATATCTTTAAATGAAGGTGAAAGTATAGACTTAAGAATTTATAATGGTAGTGCTGGAACTTTGAAAGGTAGATTAAGAATATTAGATTCATCACTAAATGTATTAGAATGTTCAGTTAATAATTCATTAACGGTTGGTAATGATATACAAATCTCATATTATAATGATGGTTCATTAGCTGGACAAACAATAGAATTAAGACCTGAAGCTTGTAGAACCTCATCTGGTGGCGGAGGTTCTTGTGGAGCACCAAATTATAGTTGTTAACAAATATTTAAAATTATGAGTAGAAAATATATAATAGAACAGATAGTTGAGAATTTTATCTATCCAAATAATGACCAACCAGAATATGGTATGGAGATTATTCACGACATTAATAACAATAGTGTCTCAGGTACTGTAGTTAGTTTTTCAGCTACAACAGTTTCAAGTTCAGGTATTACATTCTCAATGAGTTATACCTGGAATAAAAATGGTGCCGAACCATTTATAAGAAATTCAAACTTATTAGCTTTATGTTCTGTACATATGGTAGTACCACAAGCTTTAAGTTTTAAACCGTGGATTGTAATTCAAACACAATCAACTAGTACAACAGGTTCTACAGTGTTTAATGGTACAACGATATTTAGTGTAGTTCCTGCACAATTTGGTCTTACATCATTTACAAATGGAACATATTATTTCGAAGCAAGATTTATTGGTCATAGAGCAATATATCCAGTTTGTTTTGAATATAACATAGTTGGAATCCCGACACCGACACCAACTCCTACTCCAACTAGTACTCCTACAGGTACACCTACACCAACACCAACAACAGGAACAACACCTACACCTACACCTACACCAAGTTAAAATAAAAAAATATATACATATATAAATTATGGCTAAAGAAATTGCGTTAAAAATTAAAGTTGATGGGCAAGAAATAGCTGTCAGCAATAAACAAATTGATTTACTTAAGAACAATATCATTATTCTTAGAAAAGAACTTGATAACTTAGGTGAAAGAACCGAACAAAATGGTGAACAATTTGACAAACTTAAGGGTGACTTAGAATCTTTAGAGAATGCCTTTGGACAAACAAAGACTGAAGCTAAGGAAACAGGTGACGCCATACAAAAGGAAGGTGATCAAACACAAGCGGCTGATGGTAAGACAAAATCATATACGGCACAGATTAAGGCATTAAAAACCGAGTTAATTGGTTTAGGTGATAGAACTGCCGAAAACGCGATACAATACGATAGATTAACCTCTCAAATCCAAGAGTTATCCGATAAGCAAGAAGATTTACAGTTTGGTACTAGAAAGTTAGATGATTCGTTATCAGCAATCCCTGGTCCAATTGGTAGAGCTGCTCAGTCATTTAAAATGTTAGATGATGGTGTTAAGAATGCAAAGTCAGCTATGGCCACTCTTGCAAGACAATTTCCATTATTAGATAGTGCAATTGCTAAGACGGGTATTGGAGCGTTAATTATTTTATTTGGTTTATTGGTTGGAGCTGTTATTAGAGCCTTTCAAACATTTAAACCATTACAAGATGCTGTAGGTAATATGGGTACCTTGTTTAAGGTATTAGGGGAGGTTATACAACCCTTAATTGATTTAATTGGTAAAGGACTTACAGTTGTACTAGAAGGTCTCGCCAGAGGTCTTGCATTCGTTACTGGGAGCCTTGATGAGTATAACAAAGCAATAGCTGATAAGAAAGCAACCGAAGCATTCGCTGCTAACGTTAAAAAACAAGCTGACTTTATTGATGCTAACGCTGATAAGTATGATGAATTCACCCAACGTAAGTTAAAAGCTAACCAAGCGTATAACGAAAAGAAGGTTGAATTGGATGCTGATGAGACAAAATCAGAGAAGGAAAAACAAGCATTACTTCAACAATATAGAGATAAGGCGGATAGAGAGATTAATAAATCTACCGCAGATAGACAAAAGAAAGCAGAAGACGATAGAAAGGCTGCAGCTGACAAAGCTAAACAAGCGGCAGACGCAGCTGCTCAGATTGAGACTGACTACCTAAATAAACTTAGAGGTATTCAGAATGATAGTTCAATCTTGAGATTAGAGGATGAAGCTGAGAAAGGTAGACTTAAATTAAAACAAGATTTAGATAATCAAAATAGAGAAATTGAGCAACTTAAGATTGGTGAGAAGAAGAAACAAATTCTACGTCAAGAGACATTAACCAATTATGAATTAAAGTTAAAAGAATTTAACGATAACATTCTAAAAGAACAAAAGAAAGCGGATGACGATTTAGCTAAACAAACAAGAGATTTCAATATTGCATCAATTGCTGATGAGAAAATGAGACTTGAAGCTGAAGCTATGGCCAGAAGAGACGATGCGTTGAAAGCTATTGATGAGGTTAAAGCTTCAGAAGAAGCCAAGGCCGCAGCTAAACTTGCAATCAATAACAAGTATGCCGCTGACGTTGCTAAGATAGATGATGATATAGCCAAGAAGAACAGAGATACTGTATACAGACAAATTGAATTTGAACGTCAATCAAGACAATTAGGTTTAGAAAACAGATTAAAAGAAATTGACATAAGTACTCAAAATGAACTTGCTAAGATTCAAGCAAGAAGTCTTGTAATTCAAGAACAAGCTAAGATTGACCAGGAAGCTGAGATTACCAACCTTAAGAAATTACTTGATACTAAAGAAATCAGTGAGACTGAATATAGAATGAGAGTTGCTGAGATTGACAAGGCTTATAACCTTTCAATACGTGAGAATAGTTTACAAACAGAATTTGAGTTACGTAATGCTAGAATGGTTAACATTAACTTGTTAAATCAATTAGGAGCCGTAATTGGAACTGTCGCTCAAGCAATGGGTGAAGAGAGTAGTGCAGGTAGAGCATTGATTAAAGTTCAACAAGCTTTAGCACTTGCAACCACAACCTTAGCAATTGCTGAAGCGTTTAGAGGATTGGGTAAAGATATTGCTAAAGGTTTCCCAACTAACGTTATTGCGGTTATATCTACATTAGCGTTGATAGCTACAGCGTTTGCACAGTTCAAGGCGTTAACAAAAGGACCAACAGCTTCGGCAACTTCAGGTGGTGACTCAGGAACATCATCTGCGGCACCATCACCGAATTTAGGTAGAAACTATCAGAATGGTGGTATGATTGGTGGTAAGAGACACGCACAGGGTGGAACAATGATTGAAGCTGAATCAGGTGAAGCTATAATGACAAGAGGTGCAGTTACAATGTTTGCACCAATGTTATCAGCAATGAACCAAATGGGTGGTGGTACATCATTCAATAGAACAGCTCTAACAACATCATATGATAACCCAACAATAAATAGACCTGCACAATCTCAGGAAGCCGTTATTATGAAAACATATGTGGTTTCAAATGAACTTACAACTGAGGCAGAAAAACAAGCAAGATTAAAAGACTTATCAACATTATAAGTGGATAATCTCTAACAAAAAATTTATATTTAATAATATGACTAAGAAAGAAAAAACATACGAATTAAGAATTGAGGAAGATGATGATATATCAGGAATAGACTCAATATCTTTAGTATCTGAACCAGCAATTGAGGTTAATTGGTTGGCATTTAAAAAGGAAAAGGAACACGAATTTCACATCCCAGACGGTGAAGACCACAAATATCTTGAGAAATTAGAATCAATTGCTCAAAATGAACAAGATTTATTTGACGATGGATTCCAAATTAAAAGTATTCAAGTATTGGATAAGGATGAATTTATTTCAACCGACCCAAATGGTCCATCATTTGAAGATAGACAGGATTATAAAGTAAGATACAAATATATTCTAAAACCTAGTATATCACAAAATCCAATTATTAATACCACTAGAGATTTCTGTAAGACATTAATCAATAGAAATTACGTATGGAGAGTTGAAGATATGGAAATTACTCAGAATGACTTTGGTGATTCTGCTATGGTTTGGAGAGGTGGTTACAATTGCCGTCACGTATGGGCTCGTATTGAATATACAAAAGATGCAACCATTATCAATAAGGCGTCAGTTAACAAAGGTAAAGTTGAAATCGGTGGATTCCCTACTGATATGGTTCCTGATACAAGAGTGTTGGGTTATACTCAACCTTCAACTGTTACTAGTGCAACTGCCGCTAACCCATCACCTTCAACAGTTAGAAACTTAGGATTATCAAAAGAAAAGATGGAAATTGTTCCACCAAATGTAAATGTATATGGATACCATACAAGGTTTTTCCAAATATGTCCAGGAGCACAAGCAACCTTTGAACATCTTATATCTATGGATAATGATGAGGATACCAAAGGAATGATTAGAAGTGCCGCACAAGTTGCTGATAATGTATTCAGAATTGAAGATGAGGTAATTAAAGCGGAGAGTGCAACACAACATCAATACGATGAAGCTGTAATATTAGTTGATGATTTTAAAGATATTATTTCTGAAATAGATAAGATTAGTGGAATGGTTCACGATGTGTCTTATATGGATGGACATATCGATAAGATTAAAGAATACCTAAAAGAAGATATGGGTTATGACAATGTTCTTCCACCATTTGTTGATGAGGGTATTAGAAAGATTAAATGTGAAAAATGTGGACATAGTTGGGATATGGAAGATGGTGGAGATGAACCATATATGTGTAACAAATGTGGATATGATAATAAAATAGAATTTGAATCATATTCTGATTATCCTGATAGTGTTAAGAACAATGCACAGGCGGTATTAAAATATGTTGATGAAAATGGATGGGGAAGTTGTGGAACTGACGTGGGTAAGGGTCGTGCAAACGACCTTGCACAAGGTAACGCTATCTCGGAAGATACAGTTAAAAGAATGTATAGTTATTTAAGTCGTCATAAAGTAGATTTAGAATCAAGTAAAAGTTATGACGATGGATGTGGTAAATTAATGTATGACAGTTGGGGTGGATTATCTGCTTTAAGTTGGG